GTCTCTGGTGATGAGGACGAGGACACCGAGTTCGAGGACCAGGCCGGCGCCGACGACCCGATGAGCACCAGCATGATCACCAACGGCGAGAACGGCCGGAAGATCGACTGGCGCGAGGTGTTTCAGGCTGGCCCGGGCAAGGTGTGGAAGGTGCCCAAGGACTGGCAGTTCTGGGAGTCGTCGCAAGCCGACATGGGGCCGATGCTGCAGGCAAAGCGCGACGATGCGAAAGAGTTCGCCGCGGTGACGTTTACGCCGCTGTACCTGATCACCCCGGACGACGCGAATGGTTCGGCTGCTGGTGCGGGTCTGCTGCGTGAGGGGTTGACGTCGAAGGTTCGGGATCGCCGATCGCGTGACGTTCCGGCGTTGAAGCTGTTGTGGCGGATCATCTTCGCGTTCAAGAACGACACGGCGCGCGGACAGACCCTGAAGTTCCACTGGGGGCCGATCGAATTCCGGTCGCTCGCGGAAAAGGGATCGGCGACCGCCCAGGCGGTCGGTGTGCTGTCGCGGAAGCGGATCCTCTCCGAGATCTGGGAGATGTCGCCGCAGGACATCGAAGACAACGAGAACGAACTGGCCGCCGAGCGCCTCATGGCCGCCCTGGCGGCACCAGGCGCACCGACGCAGCCAGCGGCGATCCCGGCTACCGGGCAGCCCGCGGCGCCGCCGCCAGAGCCGCCGCAGGTGACCGATGACCTCACCGCAGCCTGACCAGCTGACCTACGCCGAGGCGCTCGCCGCGGTCGCGGCAGCCCGAGCCGCGGTGGTGCCCGCCGAAACAATCACGGCCACGACCGCGCAGCTCGCTGAATCTGTCATCGCGGTGCGCGAGCAGTCCACACAGTGGGCGGTCAACATCATCGGTCGCCTGTTCCGCGGTGTCGACGTGTACGACGGCGAACAGGTGCAGGCGTTCGCCGAACAGGCCGCGGTGCACATGGTTTCGGCGCAGACTGCGACGGCGCGCACCGCTGCGGCGGCGCAGGCGCAGATCCTATCGACGATGGGCGTGCGAGTGCCGCGGCCGACACCGTCGAACCCTACCGACGTACGCGGCACACCAAGCATCGATGAGGACGGCGCCGCGACCGTCGAGCAAGGGCGCGCCCGGGTCGACTATGCCGCCGAGGACCGCCCGGTGATCGTCGATCTCGACGAGGACGCCACCACGGTGGGCATGTTCAACCGGCCGGCGCGCACACAGCGTTACCTCGAGTCGATCGGCAAGGGCAGCGTCGAGGCTCGGGTCGCCGCGGAAGACCGCCTGTCGCTGCTGGTCGGCGACAACGTGATGCTGGCGCAGCGGCTCGCTGAGGCGGAGATCATCGCCCAGGCCGCTGCGGTCGACGATCGGGTCACTGGAATGCGGCGGGTGATTCACCCCGAGCTGTCACGCACCGGTGTATGCGGGTTGTGCATCGCCGCTGCTGACCGGCTCTGCTCGGTGCGGGAGCTGGCCCCGGTGCATGGTCGCTGCAAGTGCACCGTCGCGGCGGTGACTGAGGAGTTTGATCCGGCCGACGAGTTGAACACCGCTGACATCGGCGCCCTGTACGGGCTCGCTGGCGGCACGTCCGGTGCCCAGTTGAAGCGGACCCGGTATCAGGTCGACGAGCACGGCGAACTCGGGCCCGTGCTGGTTCCGGCGCCGCGCAAGCCGCGTACCTCACCGCAGCCGACGCCTCGTCGGCGCGCGCAACGCCAGCGCGTATCGCGCTGAAGAACTTCCGCCCGGTTGGGCGGTTGACCCGTCATGGGTTCCGATCCCGACAGGGGAGTATCAGTGTTCCATTTCGATCTGCCGATTCATCCGCATACTGGCGTGCAGGCTCTGGGCTTGACGAAGCGCGGTGCGCCGATCTGGCCCGTCATGGGCGGCTCGCAGCCACACGGTGACCCGAGCGCCCCGCCGGCCGATCCGCCCGCCGACCCGGCGCCCGCGCCGACACCCTCCGACCCGCCCGACAGGGGCTTCCCGGAGAACACGCCGATCGCCGAGATGACGGATGCTCAGCGGGCCAACTACTTCCGGTTTCACGACCGCCGCAAGAGCGACACGCTCAAGGCGTACGACGGCATCACGCCGGAACAGGCCAAGCAGTACAAGGAGCAGGCCGACGAGGCTCGTCGCCGCGGATTGCAGCCCGACGAGCGGGCACTCGAGGACGCCCGCAACGCCGCCACTGAGGCAGCGGAGCGCGCGGCCGCCGAGCGGTGGGCACCCACTCTCGCTCAGCAGGTCGTCGAGCGGTTCCTCCCGGGCGACGACAAGAAGGACCAGCGCACGTCGCTGCTGGAACTCATCGACCCGATGAAGTTCATGACCGACGGCACGTTCGACACGGACGGGCTCGTCGCCAAGTTGTCCACTCTCGCTCCCGCCCTCGGCGGGGGCGGCAGCGGAAATCCACCCAGTCAGTGGGGCCAATTCAGTTCGCAGCCGCCGAAGACGTCGGCTCGCGAAGAAGGACTGGCCGAGGCACGGCGCCGCGGCTTCATCAAGGACTAGGAGTAGCAAATGTCCAGTGACATTTCGGTTCGCTCCACGTCTTACTCGGTCGACGACCGCGCGTGGCTCATCGGTACGCACGGCGTGGATCTGACCCCGAGTGTGACGCTGGACATCTCGAAGTTCACCAAGAACACCCACTACCCGGACGGGTTCATCAAGTCGGGCACCCCGCTCGGCATCGTGACCGCCACCGGCCTGTACGGGCCGTACAACGACGCCGCGTCCGACGGCACCGAGGTGTGCCGGGGGCTGCTGTTCAGCTTCGTGCGGGCCATCGACCCGTCCAACGGCAACACGCTGACCAAGGTCGGCGGTGCGCGGTTCGTGCACGGCGCCGTCAAGGAGTCGAAGCTGCCCATCGCGATCAACGCGAACGGCAAGGCCGACCTGCCCCTGATCGTCTGGCTCTGAGGAAGGACTGAACCATGGCAATCGTTTTCGATGGTCCCGTCTCCCCGGACGCCCTGACCACCTTCATCCGCAACGTGCCGATCCCGGCGAGCAACGCCCTGCAGGCACTGTTCCCGACTCGCTACTTCGACTCCAACCGAGTCGACTGGGCCGAGCTGGTGCAGACCAACCGGACCGCGGCCTACCGGTCGTTCGACGGTCTGATCCACGTCTCGAGTCGAGACGCCGGGTCCGGCAAGTTCGTCGAGCTCATCCCGTTCAGCGACTCGCTGAATCAGGGTGAGTACGAGCGGATCGCGCGCGAGGTCGCCCGCCTGGGCGGCACCAACCGCGAACCGCAGGTGCGGGCGGCCTACAACGACGCCGAGCGTCTGGTGGGCACGATGAACAACCGCATCGAACTCGCCTGGGGTGACGTTCTCACCGACGGCAAGCTCACCATCAACGAGGGCGGATTCAACGGCGAGGCCGACTACGGTGTGCCGGCCAACCAGGTAACCGCTCCGGCGGGTGCGCTGTGGACCGACGCCAATCAGGCCACCGCGACGCCGCTGCTCGACCTCGATGCGTGGCAAGAAGTGCGCATCGCGAACGGCAACGCCCGTGCGACTCGGATGCTCATGTCGCGTGTGCGGCTGGGTGTTCTGCGCCGCAACAAGGAGATCATCGACGCGGTGTACGGCTCGACGGCTGGTCGCACCAGCGTCACCGTCGACGAGCTCAACACGCTGCTCGCGTCCGAGGATCTGCCGGTCCCGTTCATCTACGACTCGACGCTCAACGTCGAGGGCACTGTCACCCGCGTCATCCCGCAGGACAAGGTCGCACTGCTGCCCGAGGACATCGGCTCGCTGGGCTTCATGGCGTTCGGCCTGACGGCCACCGCCCTGGAGATCGTCGGGTCGGGTCAGGCCGAGATGTCGTTCGGCGACGCGCAGGGCATCGTCGGTGTCGTCGAGAAGGTCGGCCCGCCCTACCGCGAGTTCACCTTCGTGGACGCGGTCGGCATGCCGATCCTGTCGAACGCGGGTCTCCTCACAATCGCGGACGTGGCCTGATGGCCGGCCTGGTGACGCACGTCAGCATGCGGGACGACGTCGGCAACGTGGTGTCGTTCGGGCCCGGGGACGACGTTCCCGAGTGGGCACGGAAGCGCATCACCAACCCGAAGGTGTGGGAGGGCGGCGAGGTCGCCGAATTCCCGGAGGGCAACGTGCCGGCCAACGGCACCGCGGCGGGTGGCGGCGCTGTCGAACCGCCCCCGACGTCGGGTGCTGGTGCTGGCCGTGACGACTGGGCCGCCTACGCGGCGACTCAGGGCGTCGAGGTCCAGGAGGAGTGGAAGCGCGCCGACATCATCGACGCGCTGAAGAAGGCGGGCAAGCGGGTCGAATGACCACGCCTGAGCCGCCTGAGCCGAAGTTCGTCACATACGACGAAGTGGTGGCCCGGTACGAGGGAACCATTCCCGCGAATCGGGCCACCTCGCTCAAGTGGCGCATTGTCGATGTCGAGAACGACCTGATGGGTGAGGTTCCCTCCCTGCGGAAGTCGTTGGCCGACATCGCTGCGGACTCGGCGGCGGTCGGCGATCCCGGCCGCCCTGACCGCGTGCAGACGTTGGTGATCGATAAGGTGCTCGATCTGTTCCGGCACCCGGACAAACGACGCACGTCGACGACGTCGGAGATGGACGGTTTCCGGGAGGTCAACGGATACGGACGTAACTCCGACGGCGGCGACGCCGGTATCTCGTTCACCGACGCCGAGCTGAACAAGGTGCGCTTGCCGAAGCGGCGCCGCCCGAAGCTCGGCACGTACGGCGTCGCGCCGGCGGGATTCTGATGCTGAGCCTTGATCACGGCATCGACGTCACTCGGAAGCGGTCCGGCGCCGCCGACTTCGGCGAGTCCGGATCGTCGACGTCGAAGTCGATCCGGGTCGCTTACCGACTCGAGGCGTCGCGCCTGGTCGATGAAACGAGCCGGGCATATCGGCAGTCCGGCCGACTGTACGTGTACCGCGGCGAGGACGTGAAGGACGGCGACGTGATCGCCCTCCCGGAGGGGGATTTCACGGTGCGCGGCCCGGCGCAGAACAACTACCTGCAGCCGCAGAACGGGCACGACTTCGGCGTCATCCGCTTCGACATCGACAGGGGGTGACGCTGTGAAGAACCACATTCCGTCCCCGAACCCGGCGCTGGCCCGGATTCTGTTGTCGGGCGAGATGGCGTCGGTGATGCGTCAAGCCGGCGGCGTCGTGCGTGACACCTATCGGGCTGTCGTGGCGAAGCGGTCGGGCGCGCTGGCCGAGTCGGCGCGGGTGAGTGCGCCGTTCATCGGCGGCCTGACGATGGACCGGCTGTGCGTCGACGTGGTCGCTGGCGAAGGGCTGCCGCGCGGCGGCTACGGCGCCTCCCACGAGTTCGGCACCCGGCGGCAGGTCGAGGGCCCGGCGCTGCCGGGTGAGGAATCGGTGTTCACCGGTGGCCACGCCGCGGCGGATGACTTCGCGCAGGTCCTCGCGATCGTGAACTCGCTGCAGTGATCGTCTACCCGTCCTGGTGGCAGGGTTTCCGCTGGGATGTGGAGCGGCTGCTGCGCGATCTATTCATGCACGCCGAGAACGGTGCTGCCGCTGAGCTTTCGGGTGTGAAGGTGGAGCCGTTCGCGCCGCTCACCGAGGCGCGTGAGGCGTGGCTGGCGGAGGGCAACGGCTTCCTGTACGTGCACCGCAACGGCGGTGCGATCAACAAGACGCGCATGCCGTGGGTGGACGAGGCGCTGGTCACGATCGGCGCCCACACCAAGTCGCGCGACGCGTCGAATGAGCTCCAAAGCTATGTCGCGACGGTGCTGTCCGAGTTCGACGAGGGTGGCCTCGTCCACCGGTCGACCGAGCACCCATCAGGAATCTCGACAACCACCATGTTCGTCCCGGGTGAGGTTGTTGGGCCGCAGTTGACACCGGGGCTCCTGCAGGACGACCGCCTGGTTCCGACGACGTGGTCTATCCACGCTGACATTCCGCGCGGACTTCCTGACTACCGCGAGCCTCTCGGGCTCGATCACTGAGAAAGGAACATCACGATGGCACCGACTGCCTCTCCGTGGACGACGCGCCGAGACCTGCTCTGGGCTCCTCGCAAGCTGGCGCTGATCCACTTCCCGTACACCGTTCCGCTGTTCACCAAGGTGCACAACTCGACGACCGGTGCGCTGGAGATCCCCGATGACGGCTTCGTCATCGGTCTGCACTCCAAGCAGCGTGGCGGCGCGCTGGCCAACGCGCAGACGCTGAACGACATCATGTCGCACGGCGTCGCGGGCCCGTCGCGGCAGATCGCGACCGAGCGGCGCATCACCCTCGGTGTCGAGCCGCAGGAAACGCACCGCGTGAATCTCGAAAACTACTGGGGCGCGGACTGGTCGGGCGTCACCCCGGATGCGAGCGGCGCGGTAACGCTGCACGTGCCGGAGCTGCCGCTCAACCGGCTGGGCCGCACCATCGCGCTGGGCAAGGACGACTGGAACGGTCTGCCGATCTACATCGCGTGGCTGCTGCCCCGCACGAACATCTCGGAGACCGGTGAGCAGGGCCTGACCGATCCCGAGGTGGCGACGTACCCGTACACGCTGAACGCGCAGGGCGAGGACGCGCTGCTCGGCGAGCCGATGATCATCGACATCTTCGGTGCCGGCTGGAACGCGGTCAACGAGCGCGCGGACACCGGCTTCTATTCCCCGATCACAGCGATCACGCTGACGCCGGCGACGGCCACGCTGTCGGATGAGGTGGGCGCCCCGGAGAACGACCTGCTGCTGGCGGTCGAGGACTCGAACGAGCGTGACCGCACGGCCTCGGCGACGTACACCACGTCGGATGCGGCGGTGGCCACGGTGACGTCGGCGGGTGTGGTGCGCGGCGTCGCTCCCGGTACCGCGACGATCACCGCGACGCTGAACGGTCAGACCGACACCTGCGCCGTCACGGTGGCGGCTGCCTGATGCCAGCGAAGCAGGCTCGCAAGGCCGCTG